GGCGCTCCTGCCGGCATGGTGGTGCGGGCCTGGACTGCCCCCGGCCCCTTCTCCCCCCAGGGTGATGCCCTGACCGGCAAAGTGCTTGGCCGCATCCAGCAGATGTGCCTGTCGCGCTGCTACCTGGGCGAGGAGGGCCGCGCGCGTCACGCGGCAGAGGGATAAAATAATTTTGCCAAAATGCGAGATAGGGTGTTGTGCCCTACCTCGCATGGTGCCATAACACTCTCACGGCGCTGGTGCCGGTTTAGAGGATTATGAAGATGACCAAAATTGAACTTACTAAGCGCCTGACCCAAGCCCTCAATGAAACCCGCGAGGCTCTGGCCCGCGAGATGCGTTACTCGCCGGACCTGCGCGACACTGCGCTGGTCGAGATTTACGAGAACAGCATCATCAACCTCACCCAGCGGCTTGAAACCGCCGCATAACACTAGGGGGCTTCGGCCCCCACCACCTTCTCATCATCAGAACAGGAGCATGAACATGACCGAAAGAAAGACGATTACGCTGGGTGAGCTATTCGCCCGGCGCGCAGCAGAGATTAAGGCACAGATCGCCGCACAGGACGCCTACCGCCTGACGCCCGAGGGCAAGGCCGAGCATGAAGCCTGGGAGGCCCACCAGCGCCGCATGGCAGACGCTGATGCCAGAGCCTGGGAGGCACGCACACCCTACCAGCAGGGCACTGACGCCGCATGCAGCGGCGAGGAGCGCGAGCCTCCAGAGGATATGGATGATGCCGCTCAAGCTAAATGGCTGGAGGGGTTTGACGCCGAGAGCGAAAGCGAAGAGGATCCTGAATATGATTAAATCATTTATGGTCGGTAGCGTTTGCAGCGGCATTGGCGCGCCCGAATGCGGATGGCGCGACCTTGGCTGGAACAGCGCCTTTCTTTCCGAAATTGAGCCGTTCCCAAGAGCAGTTTTGTCCCACCATTTTCCAGAGGTTCCATTGCATGGCGATTTCACGACAATCCAACGCGGCCAATATGCCGACATTGATCTCCTTGTTGGAGGCACCCCCTGCCAATCCTTCAGTGTCGCTGGATTGCGGGGAGGCATGGCCGACGAGCGCGGAAACTTGGCCCTTGAATATCTTCGCTTGGCTGACCGACTGCGCCCCCGCTGGCTGGTTTGGGAGAACGTCCCCGGCGTCTTGTCATCGTCAGGAGGACGGGACTTTGGTGCCTTCCTCGGAGGGCTGGGGGAACTCGGGTATGGGTTCGCCTACCGAGTGCTTGACGCTCAACACTTCGGAGTGGCCCAGCGACGGCGCCGCGTGTTCGTTGTCGGATATCTTGGAGACTGGCGCCGTGCCGCCGCAATACTTTTTGAGCCCGCGAGCTTGCGCCGGCATTCTGCGCCGCGCAGAGAAACGGGGCAAAAGCCTGCCCCCACAATTAGCTCGCGCCCTACAGGCGACGGCGGCCTTGGAACAGACTTCGACTTAGATGGCGGGCTTATCAGCATGTGCCTTAATGCTAAAGGCGGCTCTGGTAGACTGGATGCAGAAAGCGAAACGCTAATCCCAATTGGCGTTGCGTTGAGAGGGCGCGAAGGCGGTGGCGCAATTGAGGTTGGTGATGACAAAGCATTTACGCTTCGCGCATCGACAGGCGGCGGTGATAAGCCTCATGTTTTGGCGTTTCATGGCAGCCAAGACCCCGACGTGTCGGGTGATGTCACGCACCCAGTCGGGCGCAATCAGGGTCGGGAGACTTGCGTGGCTTTTGCCCAAAACCAGCGGGATGAACTTCGTGAAATGGCGATTGCGGGGGCCTTGGCTGCCCAGCCAGGGATGAAGCAGCAAACCTATCTTATGCAAGCGGTGGCCTTTACATGCAGCGAGCAGGCTAACAGTTTCTCTTGGGAGCGCGATGTTTATCCAACGCTAAACGCGCAAGTGCCAAACGATACCAGCAACATTCAGCAAGGTATTCGTTTAGGTAGTGCCGTTCGCCGCCTCACTCCCACAGAATGCGAACGCCTTCAGGGTTTTCCTGATGGTTGGACAGCTATAACTCATCGCAAAAAGCCCGCCGCTGACGGACCTCGATATAAAGCTCTGGGCAACAGCATGGCGGTGCCGGTGTTGACTTGGATCGGCAAGCGCATTGCGATGCAGGAGGCTTTGTAGCCTTTTTCGCTTTCCTCTAGCGAAAGCTGGGGGTTTTTCGTATATGACGGGGCAGGAGAACTCAAATGCCCAACGCCATCGCCTCTAAGCGCAAAGGAAAGCCAGCGAAGCCCGCCGCGCCTGCGGCGGTGGTGAAGGCTGGTGAAGAACCCAAGCGAGGCCGTCCCACGAAGTACACGCCCGAGATCGCCCAGCAGGTGTTTGACTTGATGGCACAGGGCTACAGCCTCGATGGCGCCGCCGGCATGATTGGCCTAAGCCACGACAGCATGTATCGCTGGCAGCACGAACACCCTGGTTTTTCTGATGCCGTAAAGAACGGGCGCGTTGCCGGCACCACATGGTGGGAGCGGCGCGTGCGTGACATTGCAGATGGTGCGCCTGGAAACATTACCGCAGCATTGTTCGGGCTGAAGAACCGAAGCCGAGCAGCCCAGGGCTGGCACGACATCACCAAGACTGAGGTGACAGGCGCTGATGGCGCTCCTATCCAAACCGAGGTGAAGACCACCATTGACGCCACCGCCCTGGCCCCTGAGGCTCGAGCAGCCCTGCGCGCCGCATTGAAGGCGGCGAAGGACAACGAGTGACCAAGCTGATCAAGATCGACGGCATGACCGTCGATCCCAGCGATGCCCTCCTCCAGCTTGATCGCGCCGACTGCGAGGAGAGCCTAGCGGCCTTCGTGCGCCTCGCTTGGCACATCGTGGAGCCTGGGCAGCCCTATGTCCATGGCTGGCACATCGACGCCCTGTGCGCCCACCTGGAGGCCGTCACAGCCGGCGAGGAGATCGACGGCATCAAGCTCAACCGCCTCCTGATCAACATCCCCCCAGGCACGATGAAGTCGCTTTTGGTGGGCGTGTTCTGGCCGGCCTGGGAGTGGGGGCCGCAGCGCATGCCGCACCTGCGCTACCTGTGCGCCTCGCACTCTCAGAACCTCGCCATCCGCGACAATGTCCGCATGCGCCGGCTGGTGGTGTCTGAGTGGTATCAGGCCTGCTGGCCCCATGTCAGCTTGGCGAAGGACCAAAACGCCAAGCTGAAATTCGAAAACACATCCATGGGCTTCCGCGAAGCCGTGGCCGCCGGCACGATTACCGGCTCTCGAGGCGACAGGGTGATCATCGATGACCCTCACAGTGTTGAGAGCGCGGCATCAGAGCAGCAGCGGCAAAGCACCTTGGACTGGTTCCTCGAGGCGGTGCCGACCCGCCTGAACTCCCCAAAAAACTCGGCCATCATCGTGATCATGCAGCGCCTCCACGAAGAGGACGTGAGCGGCACGATCCTCGACAAGGCCCTGCCGTACACGCACCTGATGCTGCCTATGGAGTTTGAGGCTGACCGCGCCTGCGCCACTCCCATCGAGTGGTGGCCAGAGTGGTCAGATGAGCCAATCCCCTTTGCCGATCCTCGCACCGTAGACGGCGAGTTGCTCTTCCCGGAAAGATTTCCGGCAGACGTGGTCGAGCGCGACAAGGCCGTCATGGGCCCCTACGCCGTCGCCGGCCAGCTACAGCAGCGGCCTGAGCCTCGAGGCGGCGGCATCATCAAGCGGGAGTGGTGGCAGCTTTGGGAGCATGACGCCTACCCGGCCATGGACTTCATCGTCGCCAGCCTGGACACCGCCTACACCACCAAATCAGACGGCGACTACAGCGCCCTCACCGTTTGGGGCGTCTTCAGCGGCGACGTAATGGCCCGCAGCGTCAAGACCGAAGACGGCGTCGAGCGCGCGTACAGCCAGCAGCACCCGCGCGTGATGCTCATGTCAGCATGGGCTGAGCGCCTCGAGCTTCACGAACTGGTGAAGAAGACCGCTGACACCTGCAAATCCATGAAGGTTGACCGGCTGCTGATCGAGAACAAGGCCGCCGGCATTAGCGTGGCCCAGGAGATCCGGCGCCTGTTTGGTCACGAAGACTGGGCGGTAATGCTGATCGACCCCAAAAGCCAGGACAAGCTATCCAGGCTCTACTCCATCCAGCACCTATTCGCGGAGGGCATGGTGTTCTCGCCCGACCGCGCCTGGGCTGACAAGGTCATGACGCAGGTGGGCGCCTTCCCCCGTGGCAAGCATGATGACCTTGTGGACACAGTCTCCCAGGCACTGCGCCACATGCGCGAGCTAGGCATGCTGACGCGCGGCGAGGAGTGGACCGCCCAGATGCAGGAGAGCATGCGCCATGTGGGCCGCGATCCTGAGCCTCTTTACGGGAAGCCATAACGCTGGCATTTTGCTTAAGCGCCAACATAAATTTTAGAAAGAAAACCATGACATATGTAAGAAAAGAAACCATTGGCCTCGCCACGCTTTACCTGGGAGACTGCCGGGAGATAGCACCCACGCTAGAGCGGCCGGCGGCGGTGATTACCGATCCGCCGTATGGGATTGGGGAACACGGCGGACGGTTCCGTGACCGGAAAGGGGGAGGACATCGCATCCTCCCCTGTAAAGGCTGGGATAATAAGCGGCCTGATCCGGCGATGTTTAAAATGATGTTGGGGCTGGCTGATGTGGCTCTGTTTTGGGGTGGCAACTACTTTGCTGACATGTTGCCGCCGTCCAAAGGCTGGATATATTGGGACAAGTTAATGGGTGGCGATTTCTCGGATGGTGAGTTGGCTTGGACTAATGTTGACCGCGCACTTCGAAAAGTCACGCGCTGCAACAAGGACCACGGCAAAGAGCATCCGACGCAAAAGCCGATTGAGGTAATGCAATTCAGTATTGATTACGCTCGCGTGCCTGAAGGCGGCACCATCCTCGACCCATACATGGGCAGTGGCACAACCGGCGTGGCGGCTGTTGAAATGCGCCATCCGTTTATCGGCATCGAGATAGACCCAACTTATTTTGACATAGCCTGCCGCCGCATTGAGCAGGCGCAGCGCCAGGGCGATTTGTTTCGGGATGCAGAGCCGTAATCCTGCGCCACTATACGGCGCGCCCTAACCATTTTCCTTCCACACTATTGGATGTTGTGTGATAAGGCCGCCGTGGTTACTTTGCCGGAAAGCAAGGACTGTTAATCATGCCCCTCGTTCCTGGCCTGAGCGCCAATATTCGTGAAGAAGCCGCGCCAGCCGCACCTCTGCCCGAGGCGGTTGATATTGAGGTGATGGATGCCGAAGAGGGCGCCGATGTCCCTGAGGTGGACGACAAGGGCAACATCCTCCGCATCGATCACCCTGACGGCAGCATCACCGTCAGCCTGAACGGCAACCCCGTTGCCGACGCCGAGGATGACGAGAACCCGCCCGGCTGGTTCGATAACCTTGTCGATAAGATCGATGACCTTGAACTATCCCGGATTGGCGATGAACTCATGCGCGGCATTGCCGACGACCAGCAGAGCCGCCAGGACTGGATGGAGGACCGCGCCACCGGCCTGCGCCTCCTGGGCCTCAAGATTGAAATTCCAGGCCTCCAGGGGGCCGCTGACGGCGCCCCGGTGGAGGGTATGAGCCGCGTTCGCCACCCCCTGCTCCTCGAAGCTGTGTTGCGCTTCCAGGCCAATGCCAGGAGCGAGTTGCTGCCCACAGACGGGCCGGTGAAGGTTCGCAACGACAGCAATAACGCCAACCTCGAGCAGGACCGGCTGGCCAACGCCCTCGAGAACGACCTAAACCATTACCTCACGGCGGTGGCCACCGAGTATTACCCCGACACCGACCGCATGCTGTTGATGCTTGGCTTCGGCGGCACCTCGTTCAAGAAGGTCCACTTCTGCCCCCTCCGCAACCGCCCGGTGAGCGAGACGGTGGACGCCGAAGACCTGATCGTGAACAACGCCGCCACCGACCTGAGCAACGCCAAGCGCATCACCCACCGGGTGTACATGCGGCCCAGCGTGGTGCGGCGCATGCAGATCCTGGGCGTGTACAAGGACGTTGACCTCCACACCCCCAACATGGCGCAGCTTGATAGCGTGCAGATCGAAAAGCGCAGCCAGGAGGGCATCGCCGTCTCGGTCACCAACCCTGACGACCGCGACCGCGAGATCTACGAGTGTTATTGCGAACTGGATGTGCAAGGCTTCCACCACAAATTCAAAGGCAAGGTCACCGGCCTCGAGATCCCCTACCGGGTCACCATCGACGCCAGCACAAAGAAGATCCTGTCTATCGTGCGGAACTATGATGACGACGGAGAACTGCCCGAGGCGCGGCAGAACTTTGTCAAGTACACCTTCGTGCCCGGCTTTGGGTTCTATGACATTGGGCTGCTGCACATCCTGGGCAACACCGTCAACGCCATCACGGCAGCTTGGCGCGAGTTGCTCGATGCCGGCATGTACGCCAACTTCCCCGGCTTCTTGATGGCCGAAACCGGCGCCCGCCAGAACACCAATATCTTCCGCGTGCCTCCTGGTGGTGGCGCCCTGGTGAAGACCGGCGGCCTGCCCATCAGTCAGGCCGTAATGCCCCTGCCCTACAAGGAGCCCTCCCAAGCCCTGATGGCGCTGACCGAGAGTATGGCCCAGACCGGCATGCGGATCGGCGGCACAAGCGAGCAGGC